TCGACCGTCGTCTTCTTGATCGGATCGCCTACCTGTGACATAACTCTCTCCTATCGATCTCTGTTTGTTTCAAAGCCATCGGCAAGCATGCCTTGCCAATCACTACCGTCGTCGGCTGCGATACAAGGCGCACGGAATGCACAGTTGAGACACATCCAGTTGCCGGTCGGGTTGGGATAGATCGGCAAGTCCGCGTCTAGCATCTCTCTCGCTTGCTGTCTCAACTGTGTACCACACGCTTCTATCTCATACTTGTTCCGCGTGACGAGATCACGTTGTACGAATAGCGAGTCGCCGGTCTCAAGCAGATAGGTGTAGTACTCCCGCGCCTTCGGTGTCTGGGTGAACCACTCCTGCAACACCGTGTCTGACTTGAGTGCAGCTTCGAATAGCTCGGCGGTGGTACCCTCGTTCTTTCTATCAACCGACAGAGCTTTGCCTTGGTATGTTCGTGTAGGCTCTGTTGGATAGTTCTTGCGCAGTCCCGTGTACAACACACGGTTGACTACTCCCCCCGACCATGGTAAGTCTTCCGTTTGTGACTCCATGATCGTCGCCCACAGATACGTTGTGCACTGTGGGTCTTTGTCCAGCTTGCGGAAGTAGTCCTCACCAATGACAGCGGCAGTCTTGTGATCGTTGATCCCATACTTGTCGTACTCGGGATAGTAGATCACAGCATCGCGCTTGCCTCGTGCGTGTACCTCTAGCTTCTTCCCGTAGTTCGGTGACTCCTCACGGAGATCGACTGTTTCGAACCCAAGTGGCACAGAGAATGTGGACTCTGCGGCTACCGTGACAAAATCGTCGTTCTTCTTCGCCCACTCACGATAGAACTCCATCATGCCGACACCTAGCGCCTTGTGCAGCATGAACTCCTCTTCGACAACCTCCACATTGGGCAGCATCTCACGTAGACCACGTATCCGATACGCCTGTTGTACATTGCTTGCTACCATTGGCATAGAGGACATATCGATACCATCCGTAACGTGACCCTTTATCTTCTGCGGATGGATGTCATACGTGAGGTCGAGCCAGTCCTCACCGACGATACCACCGTTCCACTGCAATTCGAACCATGTTAGGAACGACTCAAGCGGATCGTGCTGGAGGATGGGATCGTAGTACTTCTCCAGAGCATAGTGAATTCCTGTGCCGAACCAAAGTTCCATCTTCACCCCTGCGATATCGACACGACGACGCAGGTTGTTTCTCGCCGGACTCGTCCAATCCCAATAGCGACGACACCGCATGTAATTCGACACGTCGCTTGCATGGATCGGAATGATCTCATGCTTGTGCGGGATCGACGGGGGTCGGCTGACCACCTTCGTTGTACCCATTCGAGTGCTCTCACTCTCCGTAAAGGAAGGGCCGAGGCTATCACACCCCGGCCCGGAAGTCAAGGGCCAGTGCAGCCCCTGCACATTCTGAAACCGTTTGGTAACTGACCGGCATAGCGGACGAGGCAACAGTCAGATCGTACAGTCTCTGCCTCAACCGACTTCGCTTTTACGAATGTACGTCTCGGCATCGGAGCCAACTTCCCCTGCTCTCGAAGCTCAGCAAAGATTCGCTTTCGACGTTCGTTGGATTTCTTACCCATCCTTGTACTTGCTCACGATCTTGAACTTGGACAATGTTGTGCCAAACTTGACTGACTGAAGCTCTAGCTTCTGGAGTGTCTTGAGCATCTTGTTGAACGCGAGAGTCGCAGCCGCAGAATGAACCCCTAGGCTTACGATTATCTTCGATGTGTGACGTGCTTGATACTTGTACATCTTGCGGCTCATACGTCAGAGCCTCCGATCCGCTTATGTTCGTCCGCATCGGAGCGTGAGTATGCATAGCGCAGTCCTGCGAGTACATCTTCGTACCTCTTGGCTGATTGTTTCCTTCGTTCCATCCTCTCAACCAACTTCCACATTTGCAGTTTGTGGATCTTCTTGCTCATCCGAACACCAGACCGACGAGGATACCGAATAGGAACCCAACTATAAACAGTGCAACTAGTAACGTGGCAGCGAGGATGACAAATGCTCTGAAGTTACGTCTATCTGCCTCATTGTTCGTCGTTACCAATTCCATCATATCGTCTAGCTCTTCTCCTGAGAACCCTGTTGGCGTATTGCTTGACATCGGATACAGTATCCTTCCTTGTTGAAACCTGCAACACCCTCATATCTACGACAACCCTTACAACGTTGTCTCTTCCACTGTGTTCTACGCTTAGACATCACGAGCCTCACGGCATCGCTTCACGCAGCGGAACAACCCCGCGCACGTCCGCCACTCGCGGCCACATATCCAGCAGCGAAGCAGGTCATTCATCACGCGCACCCCGCAATTAGGAGTCCGAACAGCGTTCCGAGCATGAACCCCAACACCAACGGGTGAAGGAATGCCCAGACGGTAGCGGCGCGGTCAGCCACGCGGGTCACTGGTCTGTCTCCCCGAGCGCGGCTCGGGAGCCGGTCAGAACCTCGCGTGCTCTGTAGAGGGGATGCCCGTCACTGGTCGGGTATTCGTCCGTCTCTTCGTAGTCCTCCACAAGGTCGCGCAGCGCCTCGGTGAGTTCCTGGTTGCGATCAAGGAGGATCTGTTCGCGCTCGTGCGCTAGACCCAGCCCACGACTTCGCGCGTCGCGCTCCTCGGTGAGTTCACGATTGCGTGCCTCCGCAGCCTCCGCACGCAGCCTCCATCCATCTCCCGCCAACCGCGCCCAGCTACGTTCTTGTTCGGCCTGCACCACACGCTCGCGCCACGCATCGCGGAACCCGGCAAGGTCGTCCACCAGCGCGAGCCGGGTCTCCACACCATCCAGGGCGGCGCGGATCTCCCGTTCCCACTGATCCACTTCGTCGTCCTGGGGCGTGCGGTTGACGATCCAACCGACTAGGCGTCGGATGGTGGCGATCTCAGTCGACAAAGATTTGATTGAACCACTTGCCCTTGATATCGAGCTTTGACTTGATGTATGCATCGATTGTACCCCTTGCGTTGATGTAGATAACTTCGACTGCATTCTTCTGGCCTGGTCGATAGACTCTACCGATTGCCTGCATCATCTGTGCAGGAGACCATGCGCGGTCGAGGAAGATGAGGTACTGCGCACAGGTGAGATTGATTGACTCTCCACCGAGTGCGAGCGTAGAAAGAAACACCTTGTTATGAGGCAGGCGGAATTCATGACTCCACTTGCGATAGCGCATGTCCTCACTGTCTGCTTGCTGCATGTGCACGTAGTCGATACGAGCCTTGTCTAGTCGCACCTTCAGCAAGTCGAGTGGCCCTCTAAAGTTGGAGAAGACAACCACCTTCTGCTCTGGATCGTCAAGCTCTTTGAATATTTCCATTACGACATCGAGCTTGCCAGATGGCTCAGTCAGTGTAACATCAGTAACAACACGATTGACGTTACTGTCGAAACGACGCTGCTCAACAAGAGGAGTTGCCACGCAGATTTGCCGTAGCCTGTTGAACTGGGATACCACGTTAGGGGAAGCGAGCGTTGCTCCTGCTGCATCAAGCGTTTGTAGTGTCGCTTTGATTTCTGCATACATCCTCTTTTGTTCACCGTTGAGATCGATCTCATGCACACTCTCGATTGGCTTGTCGATACCCTTGTGTACGACTGCCATCGTGTGACGTGGGCCGAGTCGCTTGCGTAGATCACGGAACTCGGTGACTGTACCGGGCTTGAGTCCACGGATCACGGTATACCCACGTGCGTCCAGATACTCGTCGCAGAAGTGACGACGGAACTTCCAGTACCCACTCCACTCAGAGGGATAGAGGAAGTTGAGCAAGCTCCATATCTCGGCAGGGTTGTTGACAAACCCCGTGCCTGTCATGATGTGCTTGTTCTTTGCCTTCAGCTTCTTGATGTTGACTGTCCACTGCGCCTTGGGATTCTTCAATCTGTGTGCTTCATCGCACATGATCATGTCCCACTCGATAGCCCGCAGCTTGTCGAGGATACCCATCCCCCCGTTGTTGCGCTTGCGTGACGACTCGTTCGCTGCCTTCGTGAAGACATCGTAGTGAGCGAGGAGAATCATGGGCGCATTGTGCTTGCGGGACTTGATCGTGGCGAGAATCGTATCGAGCGTGTCCTCGTCCTTCTCGAAGTCGTTCACACGTAGCGTGACCGTATGAATCCCCAAGTTGTACAGTTCCCAATTCTCAGGCAGGCAACGATAGAAGTCAGAGAAGTACGCACCCTTCCCCACCTTCGACGTGATAATGAGCGCATTCTTGATCTTCTTACGCTTGAGTAGCCATAGCGCAGTCGAAGTCTTGAAGCATCCCATCTGCGACCAGTTGGCCGAGTAGGGCATCGGCCCAAGGTAGTTCAGGTCGCGCTCCTGCCATGCACGAGGATGGTACGTGTCGGTCGGAACTACAAGTTCCAGACCTAGCTCGGCTGGCGTCATTTGATTTCCTTACCTCCCTTGGTTCTCTCGTATGGTAGCAAGAGCTTGCGCGGTTGTCAAGCCCGACTTGCGCAGTCTTGCAAACTTGGCATACGCAGAGTGACACTTACGATTGTTCTTCCCCTTGTGAAATAGGTCTCCCTCTCGTCCCCCTTTGATCGGTCGATGGCATGCCTGACAGATAGGACGAACCATCTTGACAACGATGAGCTTGGCCTGCCAGAGACTGTAGCCTTTGGCAACCATGAGGAATTCTACTTCGTCCTCGTACTTGATAAACCAAAGCTCTTGTCGACAAGTATGGCACGTAGTACGTCCGTGCCCTATCGGTAACACATCGCCACATCGACTGCATTGCGGCCGCGTTTCGTTTGAACCGACGCACTTGTTGCACCATCCGACATCTTGATTGAACGAGAGGTAGTTCACCCACTCCCCACAGGAGGGGCAGTACTCTTCGAGCCTATCGAGTATTGCTACCAGGGACGCCACCTATTCATAGGCTCGGCGTTCACAAAGAACCACCGCTTGTAACGTGGGCATTCAGGACGCTCGCACCTATTGCGCGTGACTAGCTCGTTGTTCTCTTGGTAAGTCTCAGCCTCCCACTTGTGCAACCCAACCGCACACAGGAGTCTACCCTTGGTCATTACGCACACCCCCATCCTGTGTATCCGTAGCGAGCATAGATTGCCAACGCTACCCGATACTGTTGCTCTGGTGTAGCAAGGTATGCCTCGCTTGGAAAGCCGAAGCTATTGAATCTATCCCAACTAGAGACAGCAAATCCGAATGCGCCCTGGTAATTACCAGAATTGTGGCGCCAGTTAGTGTGGGTCTCGCATCGGATGATGTCACGCCACTTCCATGGCAGGAACTCGCCGGAGTATACGAATCGCTCGATCTGGTCGAGCTTGCGCGTTGACCACCTATGCGCTTTACCCTGCGTCTTGACCACACGCTTGCCAATCTTGCTGTGTGCTGGCTTCGTATGGTTAGCGAAGAATCTCAACGTATCCTCTGCATGATCTTGTATTTTTACATATCGCGTTCTTTTATTCTGGTAGTTCTCGGGAGTGATCCCACTAGTTGCATTCCCTACTACGCATAGCGCCAGTAGAGCAACTGCGATGGACTTCATCCGTTTGTACCCCTTGTTTGTTTGCATGAATGCGACGAGACTCGGGGTTGCAGCGTCGCGTCTGCCTTACCGAGTCTCGTCATTCTTACCAAGGGAGGTAAGGCTCTGACCGTAGCAGCTAGCCTCCCTTGTTGTCAACCCCCCGACGCAAGCGCCGGAGACCGTCAATCTGTAGGAAGTCTGGATCGCTGGCCCGCGTGTAGAAACCGTACTCACTCTCACTTGCAGGGATACCATCGAATTCCAACCGCACCACAGCGGACATACGCTTGGGCAATTTGTGTCCTGCATCCTGACGGGCAACGATACGTGCGAGCATGAAGTTCTTCATCTGCTCTGCGATGCCATTCACTGCACCCATCGAGAATGTCGTGTTCGGTGTCTGATCCTCACGTGTCAGCTCGAAGATCATTTCATCACCGAACTCTGGCATCATCGCCATCTTATAGAAGTCTACCTGATCCATGCTTACCTCCTGGGGAATTGCTTGTCGAGACCGACCTCAGTGACCCACGGCCACGTACGCCAGTCATCTTGCATGATGTCAGCGACTCTCGATAGCTTCTCTGCACGATCACTAAGCGGGATAATCTTATCGGTCACAGCACCATACTTCCCTTCCAGTGACACTATCGTGCGACGAATACCAGTCCGTCTCTTTTCTAGTACTGCGATCTGTTTGGCGATCTTCTGCATCTCACGCAGTACCATGATTGTGCGTATCTCTGCCATGATTACCTCGCGAAGTTGAAGACACGACGATCACTCAACACGAGGGGTTTATCTTCTGGCCCCTTGATGTATGAGTGAATGTAGACGTAGTCGTGTGTCTTGGACTTAGAATAGTACTGTCTGCGCCAGTGCCCTTGCACTGCCCAACGACGTGACCACTCCACCTTCTGTGGTTCCTCGTCGTCTTTCTTCACAGACTTACGCCGAAGTGTGATGAGTGTGATCAGTCTCTCGTTCTCTCCATACTCACGCTCATAGCGACGACGTGTCGCACGATCAGGACGCATGCGCACTGGCTCACCGATCTTCTGCTGAGCTATCAGTTGCATGGCGATGAATAGCTTGAGTGTCTCTTCCACGATCCTTGTACCACTGACGTTCATCTCAGGATCATCTGTGAATACTGTGCGTCCAAACCGTGTGGGGTAGAAATGCTGCAATGACAGGGGCGGGATCGATACGTTCTTCTCACGTAGCAAGTCAAGATACTCGTGGTTGTAGTCATCGAGTGGATCAGTCGGATCGACAAGGAAGAAGATGATCAGTCCCATCCCTCTGTCACCGACGACATCAGGACTGTCCGATCTGTTGATCATCTGCTTCGACCATGCGATACCGTGAAACAGAATCTTCTTATCGTGTCGGTCGACACCGATAATCGGCTCTTCGAATAGGCAGAACCCATTCGGTGTGATCAACACGTGCTCATCGAATTCTGCATCGGCAGGAAGATCATGCGCAGCTTGCATGAGAATGTGCATCATGTCACTCGTGACGAACAACGTATCCGCACGCCACAGAGTTTCAGTCAGTACCTTGTGAAGATGCACGCTAGCCTGTGCATTCAGACCATCGGTATGATCTGGCATACCAGCCGTGATCCTATCGAGAACATCACCGAAGAACATGTAGTTGTACAAGGTGCCAGTGTTGGACAGGCACCACTTGTGATACTCCATCTGCTGATCCAGTGCTCGATGCCATCCTTCTATGCGCATACGAAACCTCCCTTGGTCTACGCAAGAATTGTAGCACCTATGTCAAGTGAGGCTCAAGGCGTGCACTATCAGTGAGATCACGCCGAACCACCCGAGGACTAACAAGAGACAGTATAACTTGTGCAAGAGTGGGTAATGCGGTTCGCGTAGTTGCAGACTACCAACCGCTCTTTCATAAGAAAGCTACTATATCTATTCGTCGTGAAGCTCATCACTATCGAGCCACACGCCGAAGTTGAACATCACGATCTGAATAAACATAGCGTCGATGTAATCCTGCTCGCTCTCGAAGAACGACAGGAACTCGTCACGGTTGTGATAGCGCTGTGTCCAATTCATCGTGATCACCATGAGTGGTAGAGCTGGGGAGGGGCGCAGCGGGGTAGGTGCCGCGCACACTCTTACTCTACCACTCATGCTGATCACGAATCAACTACTTTCGTAGTCTATCGTGTCAGCATTGTTACAGTATTACTCGCTCTCGGGAGCGACCGACTCGTTCTCCAGGAAGACGACACCCTTCGTGCCCTTCTTCTCGTTCGCACCCTGCGAACTGATCTGGATCTTGTCGACGCCCTTCGGAGCGTTCTTCCCGTCACGCGCACCCTTGAGGGCCGTGGAGACGCTGGACGCCTTCTTGCCAGCGAACGGGCCACGATCCATGGGGATACGGTGATACCGCTGATTCGAGTCACGGACGTACTCCAGCACCTGAGTGTAGATGCCGTGACGCAGTGCGCCACCGCCGCCCGTCTCGTTCCACTCGTCCTGCGACAGAGTCTCGGTGAAACCCAGACCTGTCTCGACTTCAGTGACCGTCATGGTCTCTCCTTCTGTAGTGCTTGTTGATGGTGACTTACGTCTACGAGGCAAGACTGTTTCCTCCCTCAGTGTTCCGTGTCTCAAGCTCGTCTAGCCTTTGCCTCATCTCGGCTAGCTGCTGCTCGACACTTGTTATCCAGCGTGCAAGATCGACGTTCGGCAACCTCCTGTTCGTAGCTTCGACTGCACCACGGAGTGTATCGAGATTCTTACTCGATGTCAAACGCTTGCGCTTGTACGTGTAGGTATAGGTCTCAAGATCAGGAAGGTGATTCAGTACAATCTCTCCTGGCCTGATCCCCACACCCTTGCGCACACGAGTGATACATCCCATGGATACAAGTATGCCGGGAAGACGTGACTTGTATACACCCGAGATGTTCATCGACTGCACTACGTTCGTGATCGAACCGATAAACACGTTGTCCGTAGCTTGCTCACTCAACAAAGTATACAGCGTTGTCAAGTGCTCAAACTCACGTGTGACTGGCAAGTCCACCACTTCGCTAGCCATGCTTGATCTCGTACCAACTCTCGCAAACCACGTCTGCCTCCTCCATCCTGATGCGCAGCTTCAGCACACCATTGGGGACATCTCCTTTGATCAGGAGGTATAGCATGGCATTATCGCATATGAACTCTGCACTCGTGATACGAGGTTCACGTGGTCTGACTAAGGCCATTCGATTGGCCTCTTCACTACCGAAGTTGATCACGTCCTTATGGTAATTACCCATCTGTATCCTCCTTGTCCGCCCCCAAGAGAAAGCAGTCACGACACACGTATCTATCCTCCGTGATCTCGAATACTGATCGGACAGGATACTTGTCTCTGTACTCTTTCTGCTCTGGATTCAGCGTTCGCTGCACTTCCTCATGTGCCGACACAGTACAGAATCCATTGCGCGTCGGCAGTGTGAACCACACTGTGCGCGTTCGGGGTTCAGTCGCGATTGTCTTACTTGCACGTGGGATCTGCGCCTTGCGAAACTCATCCTCGCTCATTGACTCGATACCGAAGTCACTCATGACATCACACTGAGGACGATACCTACCCCCATACATAGAAGTGCAAACGCACACAGGAGTGAGAGGTTCCATTCTCGTCCTCCGTCACTCTGCCTTACGAGGGGCACGATTGCCATCGTCATCACTCCCTTCGAATGTGAAATCGAGGATGTCCTTGACGGGCACGTACCCCATAGGCACGAAACCCTGACCATCATCACGGTTGATACGAATCGAATCGACACGCTCGTTCGTAATCTTTGTCATACGAGAGAAGCCGTAGGTGATTCGATACTTGATCCCACCAAGTACAACTTCCCTCTTGCGCCCCTTGTACGCACGCTGCAACTGACTCATCGCAATCGGACTGAGGAAGTTCCGATCAGGATCGGTATCGAATACGGAGGCGATCTTGTTTACCTTCATCAGTTCCTCTTCCTCAGGCTTGTCTCGATACGTAGCTCCGACGAATCCAGTCTCTTCGATGAGACACGCATGTGCCGGACTCTACGTTGATTCGCTGTGTACGGATTCTCGATTCGTTCTTCGATATCGATGTCGATGAGATGGCGATACTCACCCCGACTCTCGTCCTCTAGGATCTCAAGCTCGATGAACGAATCTCCATACTGATTAGTCCGTGCGTTCACGACGTTCACACTCAGTGCCATGTCACCCCTTCAGAAGCGTTTCGTCACAGATGTACTCCACTACCTCTTCGACACGCGCGGCCGTGGTATACGTGTGTGCAGGATGCACGATAGTCTCGCCCGTCTTGACTGCGGTACACGCAACCTCACGGCCAACACGCACTGACAGCTTTACGTTCTCGCTCAATCGCTTCACGCACTTGAAGCTGTATTCCGAGTACTGCTTGTCCTTACGACCCCGACCCATCGCACGAACGATGGACTTGAGCTTGCTCTTGCTCTTCTCGGGATCAATCTCCTGCTCCCACGGCTGTGCGCCTTCCTTGATGGACTTGCGCCACACCTGAGAATCCAACTGCACTTCGATACCGTAGTCGGGGAGCGGTAGCCCCGACTGCGCTTCGTAGAGATCAGCGAGGGCACGCAGCCCACTAATAAACTCTGCACGATCAAGTGCAGCGCGTGCAGTATCACCCAACGTCACTGTCGACACAGTCTCTCCTTTGTTCGAAAACTTGTGGGTGGGGGATGGCCCCATGCGCCCTGGTGACGGCGATTACCATCCCCCACCCTGTGACAAGCGAACCGGCAGCTAGCTCGTCACGCTTGCGAGAACCTCAAGCACGAGGGCATCGTCGTTGCCCTGCTTGCCCGTCACGAGGTTCTCCATGTTCCTGACCACACGAGGGACACCCTTCTTCACGGTCTTGAAGTGCTGATCCCATGTGTTGTACGTCTGTGCCACACCGAAGGCAGTGTTCTTCCACGGTGCGCAGCGATTGTCGAAGTTGTACAGATTGACAATCTCGGCCCGCTTGTTCTCGGCCTTCGTGATACCGACCTTCGCCATCTCGTCGTTGATCGGGATCATGACCTGCATGTGCTTCAGGAACTCATCGTCACTGACCTTCCACGAAGTGAGCTTCGCGACCTCGGCCGAGAAGTCATCCGCCATGGAGTGCACAATCTGGAGAGCCTGACGCGCATCGTGAATCTTGTAACCACTGTGCTTGGTATGCCGAAGCTTGAACTCCTGTCCATCCTCAGACCGTGCCTGCTCAGCGGTGTTGTCGCAGACCACTCGCGTAACCACACGCTTATACGTGGTGGCAAGCGAGCCATCGAACGATGTGCATGCGAGCAAGTTCGGGCGGAACTCCACACCCTCAGGCGTGGTGATGTTCGCGGGAACCTCGACCGAAACCCACGCCTGTCCACCACCGCGCAGAAGTCCAGCCGAACCAACACCAAGCTCATCATCGAGGATGGTTGCCACGTTCTCAAGCAGCCACTCCTGATACTGATGACCCTGGTACCCACCCTTGAAGACACCAAGCACGGCTCCCGTATCGGAGCGCACCATTGCCTTGCGATGGTCGATCTGCACGAACTCACCATTCAGCTTCACGTACACGGGCGAGTCCTCCACCCTGAAGTTGAACAGTCTGCGCAGCACATCCTCGACCGGAATCGCGAACTCGTAGTGGTTCGACTCGATACCCTGAAGCGACTGCCGGTAATGCCATGCATTACCACGCTCGGCAGTGTAGCCCACGAGGGTCATCGTGTTGAGCCACTGATCGGTCTCGCGTGACATCCTACCTCCCTTGGTAGTTGTGGTTGTACCCATTGTACAACGCTGTCAAGTGACCGCTTTGTTCACGCCAGGCGGTCAGTCTGCCGCCGAATCCCTCGCCTCATCGGTGACGGGAGTCGTCACGGCACCCAATAGTGTGTACACACGTAGTTTTCCGTGAAAGCATCGACTCCATGAGCGCATCGCCGTTCGTCAGGAGTTTGCATCGTGCCTACCCCCGTCGGGGCGGGTAACAGTCCAGTGACTCCCAATCACGCGACCTCGGGTTCCGGTTCGTCCGAGTACTAAAGCGATACGCTCATGCAGTCGATGTTTGTTCCCGTCACTGACTGCATTATACACCATCTGTCAAGTGCTTAGCTCGGCCTACTATGCGCAATCTCTGCGTCGACAACTTCCACGGAGACCACGCTGCTACGTGCTATCAGTACCATCCCGAACTTGGGGCCGAGATCGAACTGGAATTTCACCTGAGTCTTGTGCCAGCCCATGTACGTACCAACAAACATTTGTTGACGGTCTCTACCTGTCAAACTGTAGGTCACTCGGTACTTTGTACCGACTACCAACTCTCCCTCCATTATCTCTCACTCCCTGTTATCGCGAGGAACACACCGAACAGAATCAGTATGAGGATCACGATCCCGAAACTCATTGGCTTAGAGCTTCGACCCACTCGTGGGTTAGTTGGTCGTACTCATCGTAATTCCAAAGGTCGTCAACCCACTGATATGCGGTGAACCCATACCGCACTGTCGCTTTCATGTCTAGGCCGAGCCTGTCACGACCCACTGTGTATCCGTTCGAGTACTGCCCTGTCTCACGTGCAAACTCCTGACCAAGCACACAGAGTGAGCAGGAATTCATGTCGAGCTTGCCTAGATCGATATGCTCCCGCCACCCCGGACGCTCCGTGTCCAGAAGTTCCATGCCACGTGCGATCTCCTGTTCGAACATTATCCTTCCTCCGTCGACGTTGCCAAATCAGGTGCGTTGTATCCGTACACGAATGGGTGAAAGTACATGTCCTTTGCTTCGGCCCTCGTGACGGGCTTCCACGTGGTAAGGCCCACAGAGTCGTGGATCTGAACCTCAAGGTGCCTACCCCGTGTGTGAAGTTCGACACGAATTCCCGGCCATCCGAGTAGCGGTCGGCTACTCAGTAGGGTTGGGATCTCCATCACGCTCATTGATGATCAACTCCACGGCTTTGTTGACTGCGTTCTGTATGTCGATGTCGACATACCCATCGATACCTCTGCAATGCACGCGGACTGTGCGCCCGGCTGCGCAGATGTCGCCCTTGACTGGCGAGTCGAAGGTTGCGATTACTGGCCCGAGTAGAAGCGACTCTGTCTTGGGGGAATGCAGAAGTTGTACAGTTGTCCACTCGATCATGACTCCACTTCCTTCTCGATCTTGAGTCCGACCATGAAGTCCGGATTCGTGATACGCCAACGCTCCCCACTCTTGGTCTCTACAAGTACGCTCGCCTCGGAAATTCCCACGTAGGAGAGATTGTCCGTGTTGCGAAATTCATCCGTGATAGCGGCACGATGCATGTGCCATGTACGTAGGATTCCTAGGTCGATCACGATGCACCCCCGATGTAGTGGTACTCACGATGTCTGACAATCTCGTCTTCGTGGTGATCATACAGTGTGATCCAGACTTCCTGCAAGTAAGTGTCCTTGGAGTCTTCGTACCTCACACGCTTCTCGAAAACCCACCCGATTGCACGTACCCCGTCGGCCGTGTCGATGTACACCTTTCCACTGCATCGACCGTACTCTTTGGACATTCCGCGAAAGATTTCACCGATCGTCGGCTCATCCCCGAAATACGTGTAGCGGAAGTCTTCGACATGGCTGTAGATGTGGTAGTTCTCAGTGCGGTTTATGAATTCCTCGCCGTACTTCATGCTGCCCACATTCGAGAAGTCTCATCCCACACGTAGCCCCACTCACCCATGTTGGCATCGTGCGGATCATCACACTTGCACGATCCGTCTGCCCTGTAGTGATCGGGCGTGAAGATCACGTGTGGACACGCAGTGATCATGCTCTGCTGCATACGAACTGAGGTAGTTCCTCCGATACTCGCATCGACATCTTCGTACTCACCCCACGAGCAAGTACACGTATCCTTCATGAACATGGGGTACATTAGGCTCCCCACGTTACGGTATGCAGTCGCAGGGAAGTCGAGCTCGAAAGCCTCGCTACCCCTGTAGTCGCTGATCGCGCTCTTGATCCTCGCATCCGCATCTCGTGCAAAGACCGCCCGCATGAAGTCACGGTGTCCATGCCAGCATACAGCGGCGACTCTCCGATTATTCTGGTAAGTCGATGCAGACACTCTCTGGTACTTGTAGCCTGAATCGCGCTTCGGGATATCCGAATTCAGTGCGAGCCGAAAGTTCCACGCTCGCCCATTCTTGCAAATACCGCTTCCGGCGTAGTCAGAATGAATCTTGACTCCGACGCTAGCGGCGATATCGCGAAGCTCGTCAGGCGTGAGGGTAGTCCATACCTTCACGTTATTCCTCCCTGGTCATCCAGTCGCATCACGACAGCACCTCGATCACAAACGCGGTTGCGTTTAGGAACGCCTGAACAAGCAAGGCGGCATACAGCCAGAGGGGAACCTGGACATCCTTGCTCACCCAGCGCCATGCTAACTTTGCTTCATCGAGAGTAATCATCGCACCCCCTTTGTGAAGTTATACAAACTACACCACCTTGATATCTAGCGTAATGCTAGGCCCTTCCACGTCGCGGCGGTTGTACGTCTTGCCACGGCCACCCTCGGCCACGTACATCTCACCGATCTTGGACGGCTTCCATCCTAGTGCGGCGAGCTGATCGGCGTTGAGGTACTGAGTAAACGGATCCCCCAAGACACCGGATGCCCTCGGAGTTGCGGCCAGGAAGTCTGTCGGATCTACGGGAGCCTGAGTTGACTCCTCATCGAACCGGACAGTGTTCGTGGTTGCATAGCTCGGATTGAGTACGATCTTCATGTGATTCACCCCCTTTCCGGTTTTCGAAGTTCAAATTCGGCTCACGGTGATCCCTGCAAGTTTGGTCGCACCCGAAGTTTTGGACACATCGGGGGTCTGTAGGATCAAAGTTGTGCTAACTGCACGACCGTCGTAAGACATCGAATGCCGCGACCCCGTGAGCACTACATTACCCCCGTAGGGGTATTGTACTGCCCTGTCAAGTGGTCGATAAACGGGCTAACACGTTGTCGACGTTGAAAATAAGTCCGTTTTCACGAAAATTGTAAAATTTGCTGACATGTCACAGGCACTTTCTATAGTATACATAACTATGTCATATATACTATTAGGTATTAGTGGGTGCGAGTGTTCTAACATTTGGGATCACTCTAAAGCACCCACTTATACCCTGTAGTATTCGCTGCATGCGTTAGGTATAGCAGCATAACTCGGGGGGTTGAGTCGTGTAAGGTGAGCCTTACACGAACCAGGCGGGCCTAAAACCTACAGTTCCGTACTTTCGTGTCTGCTTACCAGACAACGATTGTGCGTGCGTGATACAAGCTCGCTTGACCTTGTGAGTCGAGATCACCTTGACAATCGCGACGGGTTTGTCGCAACCTTTGACGCAGCAACGCTCCAGGCGCACCCGATTCACCAACACTGTGTTCGGTGTTGGGCCTGTCACGCGCTTGGCTTTCATGACGGGGTTCCCCCGCATGGTCTCTCCTTGCCTCGTTGTACATATTATACAACGCTGTCAAATATCGCGAAATCGATACCGCGATACTCTAGTACCAGTTCCGGATAATCCGGAGATTACGACGGATACGACGATTTGAGACGTTGTACCCGAGCCACACAAGACAACGTTCGTACATTCGGCGCCTCCCTTCGATAGCTTCGCTCTCAACTAACACTTGGAATGGTACGACGTCGTCAAATCGGCATGCATGCAGGGATTGCGCGAGACTTGCGTCGACCCACTTGACAGCGTAGTATCATTACAGTTGAATACCGATTGCGCCTCGCGTGAGGCGCACGACGGAAAGGGGTAGAACATGACGGTACTGCGTTCAATGGGTGAGGGTCACTTCGCTGATTGCGTTGCGCCGAGCGGCATCGGTGAGCCGGTCGCCAAGCGTGGTGCAGGAGGCTACTCGGGCGACACTCCCGCGACACCGCACCGCATCCGCCGCATGACTCACTTGCACAAGAAGCACAATGCCGCTCGTGCATCGCGGAGAGGCGTTCTAAGCGCCGCGCGCGCACGAGTCGACATGACTACTCGTCTCGCACGGCTCGCGCTTCCTAGCGAACCGCTCGTGGCCACCCGGACACTCACCCACTACCCGCGACCCCTTGACCGCTATGCCGCACTGGACGAATGGCATACGGCTCGGGACAGCTACTGGCACGGTATTGAATCAACGATGCAAGTTGAACCACACCGCGAGGGTCGAGGCACGGGCGACGAAGGCTATGCCAGTGGTACCGTCGTCAACGCCCGCGAGGTTCGGGGCATGCCGCGCTGGACGGGTTCGAAGCGCAGTGCAATCACTATGACTGATGAGGACGGCAATGCCGCTCCCGTTGACTGGACATGCTATCGCGTCATGCCTGACGGCTCGCGCGTCCCCCTCGTGACGACGGCTACGGCTCGCAAGCGCAAGGGACGCAGGGCTAGCGCGTCAAGCCCCACGGTCGAGCGCGACGCGGCCGCACGTGAGCGGGTGGCGTCACTCATGAGCGAGCGGGGTCGAGCGGCCGCGCAGGACACGGCTCGCACGTCCAGCTAGCACGATCCACACGGGCGAATCCCTACAGTCTCGAAAGGGACTGTAGGGGTCGCCCTTTCAAACACTCACGACGGTAACTCTTACAATGCATGGCAGTGGTGTATGTTGCCTATTCCGATTACAATACACGTGACGTTTGTTACATGTGACAATTCACACAAACCCTGATATCTCTCTATCCTCGTACGCGAGAGGAGGTACGTATGAGTCTTGAAGACCTGACAACGAAGCAGCGAGAAGAAGTCGACGCAATCCGTGTAGCACTTGAACAGGAGTTGCGCGATAGTACAGAGAATACAACTTCGAAGGCGGCTGTCCGAGACCTCGAAGACTTGAAGATGGACTTTCTTGCAGCGATCAAGCAGGTCGTGAAGTTTTCGACCAACGATACGCTCAAGACGAAGATTGCAATGTGGGGTTACGATCGCCTCATTGCAGATGGTAAGGCCAATGCTGATCCGCTTGCTGAGATCATGGCAGGCATGGAACGTGCAAAGGCAGCACAGACAGAATCGTGAGTGATCGTCGGAGCCAGTTAGTACTGTTTGACCACAGCATTGTTGGTCAGAGCGCGACGAGTCTGACGATTCGCAAAGATCGACCACTTGCTGCATGCAGACTATGCGGTCGTATATTCCAACCGTGGGCTTTCACCCATAAGACAGACTTGGAGTATTCGATTGATATGGACATGCAGCAAGAAGGTCATGCCCTGATTCGTAGGTGGCGCGAGATGCACAATAATAGGCATTCCGCGCACGAGCATCTCGCACTTGCTGAGTCGGGGCTGACACTTACACCTGAAGCAGCACAGAAGTTGGCACCGTTCGGCTTCGTACCTGTTGGCGATGCGGAGGTACCGGAGATTGCTCAAGCACTGAGAGAGGCACCACGTGCGCCAGAAGACGATGTCGAACACGAAGCTCAAAGGAGGAAGTAGTGTTTGTTGAGACCGTGTATGAGACTGGCAGGATGTCAGTCGGTGAGTATGCAGACGAGGATGAGGCGAAGTCTGCTATCAAGGCACATCATGACCGCGCTGTGAACGGTGAGCCGGGTGGCCCGGTTGGTGCTCCTGCTGAGCGGATTGCAGCGGTATACGTGTACGACAAGCACCCCGACGACTACAATCCTGATCAGACCGCGAGTGCGGATGTGGTCACGTCGGAAGTTGCAGCGCTTGTCAAGAAGATGAAGGATGAAAACGGCGTGATCAACGTAGATCAGCTTGCGATGGCTGTACGTGATATCTCACATCCGATGCAGCAGGGCACGGATCGTGAGGACTCGTTTGGCTCGTTCTACAAGATGAAGGAGTCCAAGAAGCTCAACCTCGACTTTCTGGAGGCATAGCAATGGAGCATTGGCATCACTGTAATGAGTTCGATGTCGATGGCCCGCTTGAGCTTCGGCATGCGACCATTGTGTTCCAGAGGATGAGTCAGCTCGTCACGGACTACGTGATGGGTGCGTCTGGCTCGATCACACCGCCTGCGTCATGGACGATGGGCCTCTCCACGACTGTAGTTGGTACAGGCGCGAATATGGTGAGAGCGTCGGTCTGGTCTGTGACTGTTTCGGGTTCGAACGTCAATGAGATCGGGTCGACTACTGCCGCCGGCTACGCGAGGCAGACGATTGCAAAGACAATCAACCAGGCGGGAATCGACTGGGGAACGTCTTCGTTCGACTCGACGTTCTCGACGGGTGGTCAGTCAACGACGGCCGATCAGGTCACGTTCGGCGCGTTCTCGGGGGCACCTAGCCCGAACGGTGCAAACTCGTGGGCGCTGACAGACGGCTCGACGTTGAACGCAGGGCAGTTGTACTTTGCTGCTGACACTGCGGCGACGCGCACGTTTGCAAACGGCGACACCGAGAAGGTGACGGCAACACTCAAGGCCGGGTAGGGCAACCTTGCCCACCTGTGTGCTGTGGAGGGGGTAGGGCGTGCCCGCCCCCTCCAATGATGCTTTTGCAAGTGCAATCGCACTTAGTACAACCCTGCCCGGAACTAGGACGGGCGATACGACTGTCGATGCGACCGGACAAGTTGGATCGGGTGAGCCTGTCCCGTTCGGTGGAAATGATGTGCAGTCGGTGTGGTACACGTATACGCCCACATCGACGGGACGCTATCGGTTCAGGCTTGCTAATACGACGACGGTGGTTTGGACTGACGTTCGTCAGTTCCGGGTTTCGTTGTATTCGGGTTCGACGGTTGGTGGCCTAACAGAGATTGTTGGTGTCAACAAGAGCGGCAACTCTGTCAACCTACTGCGTGACTTCGCCATTGTCGAAGCTCTGCTTACGTCGGGCGTCACTTACCACATTCGTGTGGCCTCGTCGTTCTTCACGGGCGATCCAGCTAATGCGCATGCGATCAACTTCGATCTGCATTGGGAGTCGTTCGGCAATCCTTCCGCTCCGGCGAACGATGCGTTGGCAAGCGCGGTCGACCTTGGTACCGACCCTGTTGATGGATTGGTCGCAAGCCCGACGACTGTTGGCGCGACTGATGATGGAGGGTTCTCATATGGAAATGGGTTCCCGTCGGTCTGGTACAAGTTCCACTGCGCCACGACGGAGTCGCAGGAAATGCATATGGTGCGTGACGGGGCTGATCCGTTCTACGTGCCCTATTGGGAAATCTACAAGAAGCTCAGCGGTGGTACGCCGACTTCGTGGTCAGACCTTGACTTTATCAACAACGGAGACTTTGTAGATAATACAGTCTCCATCGAGGATGCAACAGTAACAGTATCACTTGTTGCGGGCAATGATTACTACATCTTTGTTGGCAACTACAACTACGATGGTACGGAGGGCGATAGCGATTTCTATTTCGGCGCGGTTGCTGCTCCGCCTACCGCACCACCCAACGACATACGTACTGCACTGAATTCGGCACCGCTACAGAATCACCACCCGTACTATCTCGGTCGCACGGAGTGGGTACCGTATCCCGGTAGTGCATGGCTTACGGAGGCGCAAGCTGGGGCTGTCGATGGAACTACTGTTGCTGCAACTACAGATGGTGGTGAAGCTGCACACGGTGGCTACGGCCCGACACGATCGGTCTGGTACGTGCTTACGATTCAGAAGTCGGGCACGTACAAGATATGGGCTGAGTCGGCTGTCGACTGCGTACTGTCGCTCTACAACAAGTCGGGCGGTTCACTAGGCTCGTCGGTTGCCGAAGACGATGATAGTGGCACCGGCAACTGGCCAGAGATTATACAGTCTCTTGCAGTGGGCGAATATTGGATCGCGGTCGATTCCAAGACGGAAGGAACGTTCCGACTCAAGTGGCAGTTGCAGACCGGAGGTTCCCATCCGGCTAACGACAACTTTGCAAGTGCAACGGTGATCAGCTCGATTCCGTTCTCTGGGTCAGGTACGACAATTGGTGCAACTGCTGAGCCTGATGAGCGCGAAGCTGAGATTCTCGCGTATGGGCCGAAGGACACCGTTTGGTACAAGTACGTCGCCACGTTCAACGGCCAACTAAAGATCAAGGGGAAGTGCACAAGTGTCAACGGTGGACACGCTTACGTATACATAGACTGCTGGCATGGCACGACGCTTGCAGGTTTGGTACGTATGCAGCCGCCCGACGACTTACGTGGCTTCTTCAACTTCTTCGATACGGACGCGCAGAATATTGCGCGCTCGCTAACGCTGCCCGTTCAGAGCGGTGAGACGTACTACATACGTGTGCAGACCGAGGAAGGCGGGTCAGAGACCTTCGATCTCAACATCGGAGTCGAATCGATCTTTCTCGATATACAGGTGTCTGCAATTGAGGGTGGGCCGTATTCGGACTTGGCGACGATCTATCTCGATCTGCAAGTCAGTGCAGTCGAAGACTTCCATCAAGTCATTGGTCTAGATGCTGCGACGATCTACCTCGATATCCAACCGGGCTTCACGTATGAAGCTCAGGGCGCCCAAAGCACAGATAGTGCAACTATCTACATAAACTTGGTTGCGCTTGGTGGAGAGTGCTATTCACGGTTCCACTTTACAGGCGAGGGTGAAGCTGACCCTCGTTGGGATGCAGTAACCGACATCTGTCGATGGCTAGCTGACGACGCGACAAGATGGTCAACCTTCATCGAATCTCAACCGGGGTGTGACTGATGCCGATTGGATTTATCGCAAAGGGTTCCAAGGAGAACATCCGGGTGACGATGACGGATCGAAGTTCGACAGTGACCGATCTGTCCGGGTCAGGCCCGACATTCGACGTTCTGGATGCAGCGGACGTGCTCAAGGTTACGGCCGGAAGCGCAAGTGCTTCAGGTCTTGTGATCACGGTACTACTCGATACCACAGTCGGCGGTGTATGGGCCGAAGGTGAGTTTCGACTCTTCGTGAAGTTCACGGTCGGAAGTGAGGTTGTACGTAAGGGGCCGTTCTACTTCACGATTATCGAATAGGAGATTGCTATGGCAACTATCGGTATATGGAGGATGTGGGAGAGCGAATACTTTCAGAAGCATGTGTGGCCTGCATTCGAGCTCGCATACCCCACAGACGCACATAAGGTACAGCGACTCGCGAAGGCGGGTGGCGATTCGAAGGGTATCGCAACACCACGCGCAAACTTTGCACTTGGTATCTTCGAGGAGATGAGACGACACAAGAAGATTGCTGTTCCGCCGCCGCCTCCCCCACCGCCGCCACCCGATCCTCATTTTGGGATCGCGCCGCGTACCTATAACTTCGCGCCGTCGAACAACAGTGATCCACGCTTCTGTGTTCACGGTATACCTGGCGTCGAGAAGGGAGATGACGGCCGCTGGCACGACAAGTTCAGTCGCTACGACGACGATGGTCGTGATGTAGATGGTGGTCGTACACGGACAACACAGGTGCCGGGTCTGCGACAGGCCGACAACAGCGATGGTATGGGTGAGTGTCAGCTTTATGATGGACTAACAGCGTGGCCTGACGGTTCGTACGATAGATGACCTCACAGAACTTACGTGAGTTGATCGAGGGTGATGCCCTCACAGATAGGGAGATCGATCTGTTGTACGGTATCGCCCTGGGTGAAACGCACAAGGAATCTGGTGAGCGCATGTTTCTATCGCCCGATACAATCAAGGACTATCGCAAACGCATCATCGCAAAGCTAGGTGCTAAGGGTATGTGCAATGCAGTAGCTCTTGCAATTGGCAATGGCATAATCGATATCTCACGAATCGTAGAAGATGCCGACTCTCTATAACCCAGGTGCACAGCATGCCACGTTTACACCGATTAGTTCGGCGCTAAATAATCTGCAAGCCGGGGCAGGTACGATCGCAGCTCTCGCGAGGAAGGTGACGACGGCAAACGCGGCGGTGGATATTCTCGGGCTTATGGATGCTGCGAGGGGGAATTGGTACCACTCTCTAGAGTACGGCGCAACTGCGCTAAATGACGATGATGGGATTGTCTTCAATATTCTCGGTGGCGTCACCTTTACGACGGACTGGTACATCACTGTAGTGACATGGGCTTCTGGCACAGTTACGGAGCGCAGCCATTATATCAACCAAAGCTCACCCGCTGGATGGACGCACGCCGATGCGAGCAGTGGAGTAAATGGCGGCAATCGTGCAGGCCCAGGCACGATTGGTCATTTTGAGATCGGCTTTACAGGAGACTTCTCTGCTACCGATACTAATACTGCGCTCGTTGCTGCTTGGGTAGGTGTGGCATTGTCAGATGCACAGTGTACGGAGCTAATAGCTAACAATAGAACATCCGACTGGTGGAATTGCTCCGCAGGGCAGCCCACGCTGCTGATCGAATGCAATACACTCACACCGACGGATATCGGAGCGAACCCATCGACGTTCAGCTCGATCGGTAGCCTAACGCTGGCCGGTTCTAATCCGACATGGAATTTCAATGGTCGCGCTCCTGCTGCACCCGCTGTTAGACCTGACTTCCGGCAGTTTCCCAAGTCAATCATGAGGAGTCTCTGATGCTTGCAGCCCTTGTGGGTCATGCAACTCTGCCCGACAAGCTAAAGCTCATTACGAGTGCTGCGGGCGATATCGACACACATGTTACGTACATGGATTGCGATAACTCATCGCCACCGATTACCGATCCGCCGGGTAATGAGCAGCACACGATTACAACTGCGACGACGACGGACATCCTTGCGGGTAATACAAGCGCAAGCAAGCGCCGTACAGTACAAGGTGTGAGTATTCGCAATACCCATGCCTCGGTATCGAACGACGTAACCGTCGTGCTCGATGCAATCGATGGCAATGACTACGAACTCAAGAAGGTTACACTTGCTCCCGGTGAGGAGCTTACGTGGTCTGAGGGACTCGGCTGGTTCCAGTACAAGGCCGCTATTCCTGTACTCAACTCGACTAACAAGAGCACAGCCGATCAGACGCTCTCAACGACTGATGCGTATCTGACAGGCTCAAATGTTCGTCTTGATGCGCTTGGTGCTCCAGTCATCGGTCTTTTGTATACATGTACGATTTCGATGGTAAAGACTGCCGGTACGGGTACGCCTACCGTGATTATCCGTGTGGGTACGGCAGGGTCTACAGCAGATACTGCACGAATTACCTTTACACTGGGCGTGGGTACATCTGTTGCCGATACCGCAGTATTCAAGATACTGGCCTTGTTCCGTGCAGTTGGTGCCTCGGCCGTTCTTTCTGGTCATATCAAGATGGTCAACAACTTGCCGACAACAGGATTTGGTGGCACGACTTCTATCAAGGCGGTACAGGTCACATCGGGTGCCTTTGACTCGGGAGTCGCCAACAGCATCATGGGTATTAGCTTCAATGGTGGTACGGCCTTTGCGGGTACGGTTGGCTTGGTTGAGGTAGAACTAGAGAAGCGTTAGTAATGGGACTTGTACTCGCACTTCCGTACTTCCGTGAGACTGCGGCAGCGTGGTTCGATGACGACTTGCGCGATATATCTGGCGTTGTCTATTCAGAGACGGCAACTATCTATGTCGATCTTCAGGCTAGTGGCACAGAGATTGCGCAGTTTGTTGATGCCGCTACAGTTTATGTTGATATCCAGACATCCGCCACTGAGGATCATACGACGTTCGATGCGGATACAGCGTATGTCGACCTCCAGACTTCGGCAGTAGAGGCTGCACAGTTTGTTGATGCTTCTACCACATACGTCGATCTTCAGGCATCCGGGACGGAACTACAGGAAGCAGTCGATACGGCAACGGTCTACGTCGATATTCAAACTTCGGATACGCAAGTCTTTGCTGGTGTCGATTCGGCTACAGGGTACGTTGATCTCCAGGCAAGCGGTGTTGAGCTACTGGAGGTTGTCGACTCCGCGACGGTCTATCTCGATCTTCAGGCCAGTGGTACCGATGACTACACGCCTGTCGGTGGGACACAGATGATGTGTCCCGATGCGGACATCGATGTCGGAAACTGGACGACTGCACCATTGTGGTCAAAGGTGAACGATGCCTCTGATGCAACGTTCATAACAGCAACAGCCTCATAAGGAGGGATCATGCGTTTCTTGCTAGTCATTATCGTCGCGCTACTGCTCGTGCCAGTAGCTAATGCTGGTCGTCATAACACTACCCTATCCTGGGATGGCTCAACCGTTAGTGGTTGCGGCTATACCGCAGGGGACGCTGATGTGTACTTCCTCTGGTACCCGACCGGAGATCCAAAGGGTGATGCAACATATACCGAAACCGAAGTCGCTGTTGATGGAGCAAGTTGCATCTCTACCGCATGGACGCCTCCAGGAAATACGGGCTATGTTGAGATTTGGGTAATCCAAGAGAACAAGGCGGGCAAAGGCGCTCAGGTCATGGGTAAGATTACTATTACGCTAGGCTAGAGATGGCATCGCCCGTCGATGCAGGTAGAGCTACTAGCACTTCAGGTGGTACGGTTGATACCGAACCGCTGACTGTTTCTCTGCCTTCATCTATTGCATCCGGCGATTTGCTTGTGATGCTTATAGGGCTGAATAACGGTAGCGTGCCTACCGCTACTGGATGGACTGACTCAGGGTTCAGTCCACCGATTCCCGGTTCACACGACAATGCATGGCAGTACGTTCTGTACAGAGTCGCTGATGGTTCGGAGGGAAGCACCGTTGATGTCAGCATAGCAGGCACTGGTGCTTCTGTTAGATGGGCTGCAATCGTTTGGCGAATCACAGGGGCTGCAACTTCAGGAACGATTTTGGAGATTGGCACCGAAATTACGGCCGATAGCATCAACTTGCAGCAGTGTTCGATTACACCTTCGGGCGGAAGTAAGGACTACCTGTTCATAGCGATGGGTATCCATGTCGGTGCTGTCGCTTCACAGCCAACTGCGGCTTCGACAAGCTATTCAAACTTTGCTGCCATCGGTAGTGGAGGCACAGGCTCCGCAGGTTCCAAGGTCAACGTAGCCGGTGAGTCGCGGCAGCTAACAGCGTCGAGCGAGACACTCCCGTCGTTATGGCCGATGGGATCGAGGGAACTGAATGGCGATTTCCTTGTGGCGATCTATCCCGCTGCCGCCGGAGCTACCACCGATAGTGCAACCGTACTAGTTGATCTACAGGCGTCGGGCACGGAAGTATTCGAAGGCGTTGACTCTGTAACCGTTCCAATGGCACTATCGGTGTCGGCTACCGAACTACATGAGATTCCCGATACAGCGACCGTCCTTGTCGATCTGCAAGCGAGTGGAACCGAGTTCAAAGAGATACTCGATTCAGCCGAAGTACTGATCGATCTACAAACGTCGGATGCGCAAGCGTTCGTGGCTGTTGATAGCGCCACGGTCTATGTAGACATTCAAGTCTCGGATACGCAGGGATTCGATGCTGTTGATAGTGCTACAGCCTATGTCGATGTGCAAGCATCCGGTACGGAGATCGAGGAAGAGGCGGAAGTAGCGACCGTCTACTTCGATCTCACGACGAGCGACGTACAAGCCTTCGCGGGGGTCGAGTCTGCAACCGTACCGCTGACACTCACGCCGTCCGGCGTCGATGTCGGGCCGAAGTCGACACAGTGGGCGCGGCTGAGTCTTAGCTCAGGCACCGATCCCGGTGTTGATACGGGTCACTATCTTGTCATCCGCGCGCGAAAGACAAGCTCCGGTGATTACGGCACGATCCGTGCGCAGCTCTGGGATGGTGCGACTCCGATCGGGCCTGTGTTGGAGACCGCCAATCTCACCACGAGCCTCACCACGTACAACCTCGCCATTGCAAGCGGCGACGTAGCAAGCATCTCAAGCTATGCCGATCTGGAGATTCGTGTTCAAGGCTATGCCGCACTCGGGGATGCAACCGTATTCGAAGTTGCCGAATCGTGCTTGCAGACGCCAGCGGCCACAGGCGTAGCCTATACGGATAGCGCGACTGTCTACTTCGATCTCAGCACGAGTGCAACAGAAGAGCATACGACCTTTGACTCGGCTGAAATCTACCTCGACCTTCAGACGAGCGACACACAAACCTTCCAAGGAGTCGATAGTGGCACCGTTCCACTCACACTCTCAATCAACTCAGTTGAACTTCACGAGCTGTTCGACGCAGCCACGATATACGTCGACCTCAACGTGGTATCCAGCGAACTCGCTGAATTCGTGGACAGTGCTTCCGTCTATGTCGACATCAGCACAAGCGCAACCGACACCGCTCAGTTCGTTGACACCGCGACAGTTAGCCTCCTACTGGCTCCGTCGAGTACGGACATCGAAGAGGCTGTCGAGTCTGCCTCCGTCTATCTCGACCTACAGGCATCCGGTACTGAATTCACTGAGCGAGTTACTACCGATGCGGATACGATCTACGTCGATCTCACAACCACATCGACGGATGTCGCGCAAGATGTTGATGCGCAAACCGTCTATGTTCTTCTAACGCCAAGCGCGACGGACACCCTTCAGGCTGTTGATGCAAACTCAGTCTACTTCGACCTGCAAGTCACCGCCACAGAAGAGCACACTACATACGATGCCGACTCGATCTACGTTGATCTTCAGGCATCAGGTACGGATATACAGACGACGGCTGCATCGGATGCTGACACGGTCTATCTCGATCTCTCTACTTCTGCGACCGAGGATCACACTACATTCGATGCGGACAGCATCTACTTCGATCTCTCACTCACGTCCGTCGAAGCGGCAGACTTCGTTGACGCAGCCACCGTCTACCTCGATCTTCAGA